GGTCCAGTGTCGCCAGTAGGCCCAGTGTCACCAGTAGGTCCGGTAATGCCAGTAGGCCCCGTATTACCAGTAGGTCCCGTGACACCAGTCGGCAGAGTAAATGATGGGATTGGTGGGAATGTAGGTCCGACTAGGTCTGGAGAAATCAATATTTCAGATTTTATTTTAGGCGAATTAAATCTGTCTCTCCTAGATATACGTGATCGATTGAATTTATCTTTTCTAGTCATATGTATATCATCCCTTCTTAGAATATCTGATAATACCCAATAGATGCATGATATGAATTGGGTGTGATTATATTCTGAGATAATAAGAACAAATTTTTCTAATCTAATTTTAAAACTCAGAACTAAACAAAAGCGTTATTTTACAGGAAAAGAACAGCTAGCAAAAGCTAACTGCTCAATAGTTTCATATTTTACGCAGGGATGAAATAGTGAATCTAATGTAGTATAGCTTATATAAAGGTGAATATCATTCGTATGTTGATCATAAAGGGATACGTTCAATATATGGGCGCATATGGTGATTTTCTAATATGAAAAGAGAGCCAGGGGGCCCTTCTTTAATAGTTATTGGATTCGCTAGAAAAACGAAAAGCTTCAGATATATTAATGCATTAAAAATTTTGTGAACATGAAGTGCAAGGTCCACCAGTAGGTTGGAATACAACATTATCAACAAAAGCTGTTGCGCCTTCTCCACCCGTAGCTAAGTTTTGGAAACTAATACATGCTGTAGTTACATCAGCAGGTATACACACAACAAGGGTATAATGTTGGAAGCCAGCTTGTTGTTGATTTGCAACAGGTACAATGTGCGGAATGTTTAATGGTCCAAGTGTTGTAGGGTTAGGAGGACATCCTTGACCAAGTTCTGGAAACGATACAGAAGCAACAAGGAGTGCTCCATCTCTTATATCCCCAGCAAAAGAAAGGGTAAAGCAACAACCTTCGCCCACATCAACAGATTGGGTCATAATTCCTCCAGGTCCAATAGAAACAGCTAAAGCACTCAAGGATCCATTTGGAAGAAAACGACCGCTGTGCGCATTTGGAAATCCTACTTCTGAAACATTTCCCGTTACAATCCATCCTGGAACTGGAGTACCTGGTGTTGCAGGTTCATCAAATCCAGGGTTATCAAGAACATTCGTACATGGGCAACATGCCGTAGCAGCTGGTCCCGTAGGTCCTGTAACTCCTGTAGCCCCGGTAGGTCCAGTCGGCCCGGTTGGTCCAGTCGGCCCTGTTGGTCCAACTTGAGGTGGGGGTACAGGGGGGAGAAAACACTCACATGGAATATGAAATTTCTTTTTAAATTCACTCATTTTTACACCATCCTTATCATTCACCCACTTACACACTACAACTTATGAATTGGTTAACAAACAAGTATAAGAAAAAGGCCCTTGAAAATTAAAATAAATAAAAAAATAAGCCCTTATGTCACAAATATAAACCCATTCCATAATATATAAGGAACATGGGTTCACTTCAAAAAGCTATTAATATATATATATAAGGGAGTCCGCTTCCTAAATCAATATCGTTGAACCTGTTGCTCCTGTTGCTTCTGTTGGTAAAGTGAATGACGAAGAATAGATATGAGAGTTGAATCGATTAAACTTGATTCAACAGCAACTCCATGTAAAACAATATTTTTTTCATTCATACCTTTACCTTCTATGATTGCTCGCCATAGGAGGTAAAGGTTGCAAAAAGCAAATCACGAAGTCGGAATGTAATTATATGGAAGTTTAAAGATTGTTAAGGGGAATTAAAGAATGTATCGAAGTGAATGGAAAATGCAAGAAGAATTATACGATCATAGTAGTTAGATAATATACGATGGTGAATGGGTTGAAGTGGACAAGCAGTTTTATTTTATAAATTAAATAAAAATTTCATTTTATTAAGTTGGAACATAAAAAGAGCACTTAGTAAAGTGCCCTCTTGACGAGACCCATTTTATAACGACTATTTTATAAAGAACGGAACTTTAAGTTTTATTCAAGGGATAGATATTCATAATTTTTAAGTAAACGATAATATCTATGTAATGCACTGAATATTTAAAGTTTATAAGAGCGAAAGGAGGTATAGGTGGTATGGATAAAAAGGATACCAGGGTGGTTAGGGTATTTATAGCAAGTCCATTTTTTAATGATGAACAACTTAACAGGGTAAAGAGGCTAGAAAGAGCCCTTAGTAGCAATCCTTTTGTTGCAGATATTTTTTCAGCTAGGTTTTATCAACATGAACATTTAACTTTTGGATTTACGGAGTGGAGAACTGTAGTTTTTCATAATGATTTAAAATATTTAAGAAGAGCGGATGTAGTAGTGGCAATTCATGATTTTGTGAATGGATGTGTAGATAGTGGCACGGCTTTTGAACTTGGTTACGCATATGCATTCCAAAAGCCTATTATTTTGATAAAAGAAAAAGAAAGTATACCTAATCTTATGTTAATTGAAAGCTTACATGCCTATCTGGCAAATGTAGAAGATATTGTGACGTATGACTTCATTAATATGCCACGTATTCCATATAAAGGGCCGCTGGAGTGAGTTTTTCCAGTCTCTTAGATGTATTAAGAGACTGGAAAGACTCAACAAAATAATCCTTTTGTTTAAAGAAAAACAAGCTACCACGTTACATTGATTGGACATCTTTTCTAAGTTATTCTTAAGAGGATGGGAATAGAAAGATTATCTTCGAGAGGAAAGGGATTAATTTATGTTAGGAAATTGGTTGGATAAATTAAAAGAACCTAAATGTATACATAGATATAAACTTATTAAAAGTCAAGACAGTGAAGATTTTAAAACCGGTAAGATGGGGATAGTTAGTTATTATAAATGTGAAAAGTGTGGGAAAGAGAAGGAAATCAGCAAATATACTAATGATGTTAATAGTGACTATTGGGATATTTAAGATAAAAATCGAATAAAGTCCGGCTAGAAAACTAGAGGACACCAATTCATTAAAGCAGCAATTAAAGCTGTTTTAGGAATAGGTGTCCTTTTTATTTTGAAAAGGGAGATGGGGAAATGAAGGTATTTAAGGATCAGCTACGTGAGTGGAAAAAGCAATCAAAACCAGCAAAGAAGAAAGGCAAGAAAAAGCGAAAAGAGAAATTTAGTACTCATGAAATTGAGGATTTGATGGGGATGCATAGACCTTGTTATGAACGGAGACGTGGAGCTTTAAGACAAAAATAATTAAAAAATAAAAAGGAGTGGTCTTACATGACTAAACAATTATCTTTCTTACCAAAAATTGATAGAGCAGCAACGCAAGAGAAATTAGAAGGTGTTCTTGAAAGTGTGCGTATATATAGACAGCTCGTAATGATTCGTAAAGAAATGAAAGTCATTCCTTCTTATGAAATGAGAGAACACGGTCCAACTTATACAGTAGGGAAGCCTTTAGAGGATGTAGCAATCGCTAATTTACAACAAAGTGAGCATGAAGAGTGGTTGGAGTTAATGTCATTCCGTATTAATCAGTTTTTAAGTCGCTTAGGTAATAGTTATGCAGGAAAGATTCAGAGAGACATTATAAATAAGCGTTATTTAGACGAAGAAGCCGTATGTGATTATATGGTTTATAACGAAATTGGAATGGCTGAACGTACATATCGCCGTTGGAAGTCCAGGGCATTTTATAATTTAGCTTTTGCTCTTAGATTAGAAGTTTATGAAACTGAAGGAACTGGAGGGAATGAATAATGAACTTCGTTCAACCAATACGTGATCCAGAAGAAATACAGCAACTAAAAGAGTATTTTAAGGAAAAGAGCTTACGTAATTACATCCTCTTCATTATAGGTATTAATACTGGCCTGAGAATCTCTGATATTTTGAAACTGAGGGTAGGAGATGTCAAAGGTAGTCATATATCTATGAGAGAAAAGAAAACAGGGAAACAGAAACGAATACAAATTACTGCAGCACTGAAAAGAGAACTTAAATGGTTTATTGAGGTAAGGAAAGATAATGAGTACCTATTGCAAAGTAGACAAGGTAGGAATCGTCCAATTGGTCGTAGTATGGCATATAAGATATTAAGCGGAGCAGCGGCGGAGTTTGGATTAGATGAAATAGGAACACATACGTTGAGAAAAACCTACGGGTATCACATGTACATGCAAACGAAAAACATAGCATTGCTCATGGAGATATTTAATCACTCGTCAGAGAAGGTCACGTTACGTTATATAGGTGTAAATCAAGATGCAATGGATAAGGCAATGACTAGGTTTAAAATTTAATCATTGGTTTTTCTTTTGCGCTAGTTTAAAACCTTAGTCTAATTGCGATTGGATTACCATATCAAAAAAATGAATGTTACGTTAAGACACATTTTAGACAGAAAATCATTAGTTCTCTGAAGGACTACCATTATCAATCTTGTTTTATTGGATAATCTTGAGAAAATATTTATCTGGATAAAAAATTAACATTTTTTCAATTTCCTGTAATTATAATTAAAGGTATTCTGTTAGTGTTATACAAATGTATCTTTCAATCTATTCCATGTATGAATCTAGTCTGGCTATCAACAGAATATTCCACACACAATTGAAAAAGGGGGAAAGTTTATGCAAAGAATTTTAAAATTCCTGATCATGTCCGTTTTTTCTTTGATTTGTGTTTTGTATGTTCAAACGAACGCTTTTGCCGCACCAGCATACGAGGGAGTTGTCAAAATGAAGCAGCCGTCAGGCGAAACTTTTGAAGGCTCGTTACATGGAGATGAATGGTTCCACTGGGTAAGTACAAAGGATGGCGACATACTTTTACAAGATCAGAAGGGATATTGGAATTACGCTGAGCTTACATCAGATGAACTGAAATCAACGGGTACAAAATATAAAATCGATAAGAAGCCTTCAATGGCGGTAAATGAGGACAATTTGAATAAATGGATAAAAAAATACAACCCTCAAGCAAAGAAAAAACAGGAGCACATGAATAAGTTACAAAAAGAATCACCAAAAAATATTGATGGAACTGTCACTCCAGTTGTAGGAACCAAAAAATTACTTGTTTTGTTAATTGGGTTTACAGATGTTGATATTGCATATAACGATAACGACTGGAGTAACAAATTCTTTTCTACAAATCAAAAGTCAGTTAAGAATTACTATAATGAAGTAAGTAACGGAAAAGTACAGATAACTCCAGCTCCTGAAACATATGGTACTCAAAATGATGGAGTAGTTAAAGTGAAATTAGATTACGCTCATCCGAGTACATCGGGAAAAAGTATGGGTACGGTTATAACAGATGCACTGGCTAAAGCTGATTCTCAAGTGAATTTTGCTAGTCTTGATACTAATAATGATCAAGTCATTGACTCTAAAGATGGCTTCTACATTGTAAGTTTTCTTGCTGGTAATGAACAGGCTGCTCCTGGTGCCCCACTTCCTTATATTTGGGCACATCAGTCGTATGCTCCCAATACAAATCACGATGGTGTTACTGTATCAGGCATGTATACGGCGCAGGGTGAAAAACAATATGGTCATATGGCAACGATTGGTATCCCTGCGCACGAGTTAGGTCATTCCTTTGGTCTTCCAGATCTATATGGTGATAATAATCGTGTGGGTAGCCTAAGTATAATGGGTAATGGATCTTGGAATAATCTTCAAGGAGAAGATTATGGAGCTACACCCGGTCATATGGATGCTTGGTCAAAAGTAAAATTAGGATTTGTAACACCAAATGTAGTAAATACCACTAATAACTTTACTCTAAATGCGATTCCAAATAACTATAATGTGTTAAAGATTCCTTTAAAGGATAATACGTATTTTTTAGTTGAGAATCGCGCAAAGGTTGGGTATGATGCGAGCTTACCAACAAATTCTGGTGGTATTGCGGTTTGGCATATTGATGAATCCATGAATAATAATTCCAGTGATCCTCATCCCTTCATTGATATAGAGCAATCAGTCAGTGAATACCAAGACCCGTTCTATTACACGAATCAAAATCATGCTGCTTCCTTTGGTCCAGACACCAATCCGAATAGTAATACCTATACGGGAGAAAAATCAGGAGTAACGATTACAACTACAAGTACAAGTAATTCTGCTATGAATGTAGCAGTCACAACAAAAGAAGCTAGTTTAATTCCGCAAACAAACTGGACACTAAAATATGTAGATAGCTATAATTGGTACAATTTAGGTACGTATGCCTTTGATGGAAACAAAGACACATTTTGGCATACAAACTGGAGCCCCGTAGCTCCAATGCCGCACGAGATTCAAATTGATTTAGGTGCAACTTATAACCTCTCCAAATTCAGCTACTTGCCAAGGCAAGACGGCCAAATTAACGGAACGATTAAGGACTATGAGTTTTACGTCAGTAGTGATGGAGTAAACTGGGGAACAGCGGTATCCATAGGTGCTTTTGCAAACAATACTAACTTGAAAGAGGTCAGCTTTGCAAACAAGACAGGTCGTTATATTAAACTACGTGCATTAAGCGAGGTAAACAACAATCCATGGACAAGTGCCGCTGAAATTAATGTATTTGGAGTGGTTCAATAATATATTTGTGAGGTTATCTAATTAAATCATTGATACGCTAGTTCAAAAGGTTATCATCTGCTGAGGGTTCGCTCAGCATTTGATAACCTTTTTGTTCTATACTAGCCAATATGCAAAAGAAAAATATGGATTGATAAAATTCATATTTTTAGCTTGATAGCAATGTGGTGGTATTCCTTACAGTTACTCATAAATTTTGTACTATGTAACTCAAAAAAGAAAGGATTATAAATTTAATGATACCAAGGGATTCAGCGAAGGGGGCAGTTACACACAATATAAGATATGGATAAGTCAGTTGAAGTGTTATAATAAGATTTATTGATATAAAATATTTAAAGAGGAGGATGGTCATGGGATATACTCGTGAGCAGTGGGAAGAGCGAAGTAGTCATAGAACAGATCTAAGTGCTTTTTTAGTTCATTTAACAAAAGGTATATATGATGAAAACGGAGGGCAATTAAAAACAGCAAGTCAGGTTCTTGGTGAAATATTGACTTCTAAGAAGTTATTGGGAAGTACAACGCAGTCGGGGTATATAATTGGAGATAATAAAGCAGTATGTTTTCAGGACATGCCGTTACATAGTGTATGTCAAAATATATTGTTCGAACAGGAGCGAACAAAGGACAGGTCTCAAATGAGGTACACTGCAGTCGGTATAGCTTTTCCGAAGGCTTATGTGTATGCCAAAGGTGGCAGACCTGTAATGTATGAAAAAAAAGAAATTGCTAAGAATCTTCTTCCAAGAGATGAATGGTGGCGGATAGTAAATTTAAATTTAGACGATAAAGAGAATTTTATTGATTGGACACATGAAAGAGAATGGAGGGTAAAAGGAGACTTCCAATTTGACCTTAAATCGGCAGTTGTTCTTTTTGGTAGTCCACCTGGATATAGAGGTTTTGTAGAAAATACAAATTCAACAATTTTAAAGGAATTAGGTGGAATAAATATGATGGCTCGTGGTGGCGGTAAAAATGGTTTGATTTCATCATTATGTCATTTCTTTATTAGTCCACTACACGGGATAGAACGCTACAATGTTTCAATTGTGGCTAACAACGAGAAGCAAGCTAAAGTTTCTTTTCGTGAAGTCTATGATGCTATTAAAGGAAAAGAAATACTAGAAGATATGTTTTATCGAACTAAGGTAGAGATACTGAGTAACGATACTCAAAGCATTATGCAATATCATACATCTAATGCTGGTTCTAAGGATGGACTTCGTGACGGTTGTGTTATTTACGATGAAATACATCGATATGAAAACTTTGATGTAGTAAATGTATTCTCTAGTGGACTTGGAAAAGTGCCAAATGCTAGAGAATTTTTTATTGGTACAGATGGTTTTGTTCGCGATGGGTTCTTAGACAAGACGAGAGAGCGAGCGATGAATATTCTAAAAGGCAAAGATTTAGAAGACCATTGTTTCCCTTCATCTGCAAGATCGATAATCCAGAAGAAATTGATAATCCTGATGTGTGGGAAAAAGCAAATCCTATGTTCAGCGAGCCGAGAAGTTCTTACGCTAAACAATTATTTAAAAAGGTATTAACTCAATATAAACAATTAGAAAATAATCCTTCAAACCGTGAAGAATTTATAACAAAACGGATGAATTATCCCGAAACAGATTTAACAAAGTCTGTAGCTTCATGGGAAGAGATAATGCGTACTGGTTTTGAAGAAGATGGAGAAACGCGTTCGTTCATTATGCGGTTGACTGGAATGGAATAATCCAAATCGCAGATACAAAGTCCATTGCTTATGGTGGAGGTACTGCTGCTAATAAACGATTTGTACATGTAGAGTTATGCGAAACAGTGGACTATACAAAATTCAAACGCAGCTATGATAAATATGTTAAGTTACTAGCTAAAATCTTACGTGACCTTAGATTATCTGTAGAAAAAGGATTATGGACTCACTATGATGTAACGAAATACCTTGGTGGAACAGATTATGAAGATCCACTTGACTACTTAAAGTTTCATTTATTTTGTGCGGGCTGAAAGGGATGGTTGGTTAAATCTTGGTGGGGATCAGTGGATTAAGAACGATCCATCTTATGTGCAGTTTAATAAGAAAAGTACAGTTGATTCATCTATTGTAGGGAAGCGTGTGGTTTCTAAGGTTAATAATCTACGTTTCTATGATGCTCCATCTTGGCAGGTTTCGTAGATGCAGGTGAGGGATATACAATTGAAGGAAAGGTAAATATGGACGGTTCACTACAATTTAAGGTGCACCATTGTATAGGGAAAACATATTATATTACGATTAATGAAGTTTATGTGTATGTAAGATAACTGTATTACTACAATATAGTACAATCATAGGAGGTAGTTATGTGTTTGATAAAAATGAAATACAAAAGATAAATGGGATACTTCAAGCAAATGCATTAAATCCAAATGTAATTGGCCCTACACTTCCCCCAATCCCACCATTTACTTTACCAACCGGTCCCACGGGTCCAACAGGAGGGACAGGCCCANNCCAACAGGAGACACAGGCCCGACAGGAGCAACTGAAGGTTGTCTTTGTGATTGCTGTGTTTTACCTATGCAAAGCGTTTTACAACAACTTATTGGAGAAACTGTTATTCTTGGCACTATTGCAGACACACCTAACACGCCCCCACTTTTCTTTCTATTTACTATCACTTCCGTGAATGATTTTTTAGTTACAGTTACAGATGGCACTACAACCTTTGTGGTCAATATTTCTGATGTAACAGGAGTAGGTTTTTTACCACCAGGACCACCTATAACATTACTTCCACCTACCGATGTAGGATGCGAGTGTGAATGTCGTGAACGACCAATTAGACAGTTACTGGATGCGTTTATTGGATCTACAGTGAGTCTTTTAGCAAGTAATGGTTCTATTGCAGCGGATTTTAACGTGGAACAAACGGGACTTGGTATAGTACTAGGGACATTACCTATAAATCCAACTACAACTGTTAGGTTTGCTATTTCAACTTGTAAAATTACAGCTGTGAATATAACTCCTGCTACGATATAGTGGATTTCTTTCAGAAGTATCTGTTCCTAATAGATTAAAAAGCAGAGTAGACAATCTACGTTTCTATAATGCTCCATCTTAGCAGGATAAAGATGGAGCTGGTTCTGTAGATACAGGATTGGGATTTATAATTGATGCAAAAGTGAGTGTCAATGGTTCGCCACAGTATAAAGTACATAACAGTAAAGGAAAAACATACTATACTACTACAAATGAAGCCTATGTATTTACTCATCTAACACAATGTATCTTCATGATTAATTAGCTGTGTCCTCTTGCTCTTTCTAAATCCTCTATCTGTAAATTCTCCACAACTATATTATTGGCGTACAATAATTAGGTAAATGTGTCTAAATGGTTTTCTAAGCGTACAAAATTCCCAAATTGATATGGTAAGTTTATGAAAATAATAGTGAAAAATAATATATATGTCTAATACACTATCGAGTTTTATCCATATTATCTTATTAAGAATTACAAAAGGAGGTGGAAAAAGAATGGACGAGCATATACAACCTCAACTTTCACCGCCATGGATCACATATTTTAATGAACTTAGAAATTCAGTAGGAGCTGATCCAACTGTAACAGTAGGTCCGCTAATACCGACTGATGGAAATTTTATTATTTTAGTACAAACTACGGATTTTGAAAAAGCGATTACATTAGCTACACTTCTTAAACCTACAGTGCAATTTGGCAATGTAACTATTATTGTTAGTGTTATTGGGGATGGGATTGTAAATCCAATTCCTTATCCTTTAGACGCTTTTGAACTTGTACAAGTTGTTGTACAGCCGCAGTTCTCGGGTGGAGCGAATGTTGTTTTTCCAGTTTTTTCTGCAGAAGTAATACAGTTTTTTAATGATGATATATCTAATCTGTGTCAAACTTTCACAGAAGTCGCTGCAAAAGTTTTTCGTGATGTAATGAATGATGCAATATGCGGTATACCGATTTTATACTCGACAAGTTGTAGTACAAGTACTGAAACTACATAATTTATTGGTGAAAAAACTGATCAAAATAAAGAAATACAACCAAAATTGTTTTATTAATTTAAAAGAGACATTTCCAATTTTAGGAGATGTCTTCTTTCATTTGTAAAACGAATACATGTCCTAAGAAATTTACTTCATTTATAAAAATTCTTATATATGATTAATGGAATGATTATAAAAAGTGCTAACAAGTTTGCAAACGAACTTACTAACACATATAAGAAATAGATAAAAAATATCGCTGATATGTTACCTTCAAATATAGACTTAATCATATAGAAAACACTAATACTGAATACTCATAAAATCATTCGTGATATCAAAGATAGATAATGTATTCAAGGAATTTTGATACCCGATATATCTAGAAGTCCATAATAAGTTTTTGAGAGTGTACGTACTAAAAAATATAGGCTGGTTAATAAAATTTTATTAAAATGCTGAAACTTCGATAGTCGCGGTTGTTATTAAAGTGATTGGGATAGTAAAGGTAATTGTATTTGTTGCTCCACCAGAAATAGTAAGTACGCCAGTGTCAATTACCCTATCGGTAAGAATTAATGTTGGTAGATCCGTATTACCGGTAGGTCCAATTGAACCTGGATTTAATGCGGTGGTATTGGCTTTAACTCGACTTCAAATAATTCACTTTCAAGTTCATTAAGTGCAAACATTGATACAGGGTATGGAGATGTATTAGACAAAATTTGTGATGAAATAGGTTCTCCTAATGATGAGAAAAATGTAACAAACACTTGTGAAAGTGGAGGGACCATAATGATAATACGATCAGTTTTTTGTAACGTATGAACCAACTCCAAAATTATATAGTTTATAAGAATTCAAAACTATATTCGATAAATATGAAGATATTTTTATTAAGGTTTTTCCATTAGTGAATTGAGAAAATTAATACATTCTATCTTTCTATGAGTGGGGGGTATACAATAGCGTATGCTTGTCCAATTTATATGTGAGAAGCTAACTAAAATTTTACTGGTTTCAGGATTTATATGAGTGATTATAGCATTATTAGTCATACTAATAAGGGTAAGACCGCATGTCCATCAACTTAATTTTTAAGTAGGTCAATTTTGAACAATAAGAAATTCTATTAGTTACAAATGGCTAGTTTAATTCTGTAGGACAAGGTGAAATGTCTAATTCGAAAAATTGAGCGCTGACTAATTCACAATACGGTTGTTCGTTATAAAACACTGTATTTTCGAAGAAGTATTTGTCTAAACGTGGTAAATCACCATTTTTAGGCTTAATAAAGTGAGACGTAATTGGATAAAGAATAGAGGAATTGCTAGTAAGTATAGGCAATACTTTTTTTATATTTGTTTTTTGTAAAATTATTGTAAAATATAAATACAGTATATAAATATATAGTATATAATGTGTACGTAATATGTTTGAGATGTTAGGGGTGATGTATATGATAATTACGTGTAACTTTTAAAAGTGTTTCTTTAATAACGTATTATTCTAATAAATAGTTTTAAATTCTTCTTTTAGATAGTTAGTTTTAAATTGATTAGATTAAGTAATTGTTATTTCTCATTTTTTGATAATCAAGACAAATGAAGAGAGGAAGTACTCAATACATGGAAAAATTACGGTTATTAACATTTAAAAATATAGTAGAGCCACTTTTAAAGGAACATGTCTCATTTATATATTTTCCTATTGAATGGCTAGACATTGTAGAGATACATTATAAGACATTTTTATTAACTAGTAAGTTAAAGCGTTTAAATGAAAGATTGTATGATATGTTTTCTGATATATTGTTTATTCAGCATAATCCGTATGTATTAAATGAAAATACGCCATGGATTGTGTCAAAAGAACCAATTAGGCAAGAACAACTTGATTATATATTTCAAAGTTGGTATGAGGTCATTCATGATTGGAAACCGAATCAATTAATGGAACCGCCAAAATATGAATGGCATGACGATTTGATTTCGAATGTAACAGTATTACATGATAGTGAAACGTTTTCTAAATGGGTACCCGCATTAATTTCACATGTTTTTTGTGTACAACCTATACGAATTGAGAATAAAAATGAAGAAATCTATTTTTCTCCACTTCGATCACAAAATATTTGTGAGGCAATGTCAGAGCCGATTAAAGATGAAAAAACACAAGACTTTTTCGCCTATGTATACCGATTTGAATGTATAACTCGTGGTGGTGAGAATATTCCATTATTAAAGGTTACAGTAGGTATTCGGAGATTCTACCAAGAATATAACCATCCCGATATCCCTTTACTTTTGCGACGAAAACGAGGCATGATATTGATTTCTACTTCAGAATTTGCATCAGATAATAAAAAAATGCGGTTTGTAAAGTTAAAAGTACAACAAGCTACAAACGGTATGAAATGGATTAAGTTATTTAGAACATTAAAAGATGATTTTCAAATAGGTGGAGAAATTGAATTAGACCATATTGTCCAATATCCGAAAGATTATATTGTCGGAACAAATAGAAGAGTATTACTTCCGTATAATGAGAGAATATATAAAGTGCAAGGTACTAAAAAAAAGCTAGGTATAAAAGTAAAGGAGAAAGGATATCTATTTAAAGAATTTCAGCGGAAATTCTCTCATTTCACATTACTGCCAGAATGCAAAAGGGTAGCAACAAATAATGAAAATGAATTATTATCATTATACCCATCTAAATCCGCCTATAACAAGAGGTATTTGCGCCTTATTAAATACTATTGCCCACAATTTGCCCACGAGATTTTAAAAAATCATCATATTGATTCACTGCGGTTTCTTCCATAGATTTTGTTACATGTAGATAAACATCTGCTGTCATATTAATAGTGGTGTGTCCAAGGCGCTCAGAAACATATTTTATATTTGCTCCACTTTGTAACAGATGTACAGCATGTGTATGCCTGAAGCCATGTAATGTAATGTATTCAAAGCCACCATTTTTGCATGCTTTTTTCAAAAACGCTAGCGTCGAAGCTTGTAACATACAAGAATTATCTTCATTGGTAAACACAAAGTTATAATCCTTATAATATTTTCCGTTTTTTAAGGTGCTTTTAGCTTGTTCTTTTTTTATCGTCTTTAAAAGTGCTAATGTAGAAGCATCCAAAGTAAGTGTTCTTATACTACTTTTATTTTTTGGTGGTCCGAATTTTATAGATTGATTTCTTTGAGTGGTGATTAAAGTTTTGTTGATATAGACTTGTTTTTTTTCAAATTCTATATCATTCCATTGTAACGACAAACATTCTCCGATTCGTAAGCCAGTTCTCGATAAAAACATAAATAGAGAATAGTATTTAAAAGTAGCTTGTTCATTTAAAACGTAGTTTAAAAATGATTCTAATTCATCAATGTCAAAGCATTTAATTTTTTTTTGATTGTCAATTACCTTATGTTCTTTGATACTAATTTTATTGGTTGGATTCTTAGTGAGAATTTCAAGTTCATTAACCGCTATTTCCAATGCATTGTGCATTGTAGAATTAATCAGTAAAACCGTTTGCTTACTAAGTTTTTTTAGAAGATCATTTATAAATTTTTGGTATTTAACACGTGTTAAATCTTTTAATTTTATGTTACCAAATGCAGGTAATATATACAATCGAATATTCTTTTTATAAACTTTATATGTTTGTTCAGAAATAGTTCCTTTTTTATAAGTATCTAGCCATTCATACATATAAGTGTTGAATGTTAAATTACTAATGTTTATGCCAATCCCGCTAGCTAACTTTTCTTCAACCTTAGCAGCAGCTAATTGTGCCTCTTTTTTTGTTTTAAATCCACCTTTAGATGTTTCTTTGTACTTCCCTAACTCTTTATATCTAACACGATATTCCCATTTGTCCTTACGTTTTCTAAAACTCGCCATTGTAATCACTCCATTCTATTTTTAAAGAATGTTCTTCTTTTATGTGTAAAAATATATAGTGGACTTCAAATGAATCTTTCCATTTGTTTAGGTATTCCATAATGCTGTAATAACTCTTGTTTGGTTTGTATGTAGTAATCATGATGACTTCCATCTATAAGAAATCTTGTTGCAAAATAATTTGCTTCAGCTTCTATACGGATTTCAGAACAAAGTGATATCGTAGATAATTTAGGGGTATTTTCATTTGGATGGAAGATAGCATGTCCTAATTCATGAAAACAGGTGAATACTTGATTTTGATATGAAAGTCGTTCGTTAATATGAATAAAAGGGATACGAGATATTTTGTGATAGTATCCAAAAATATCTCCTAAGTCTTCTGTAATGACCATAATTCCCTTTTCTTCAGCAATAAGAAATGGATCCCTGGTGCTATATTGTCTAAGTAGTTTATCTATTGCTAAATTGATTTGCTGTTTTGAAACCAACCAGATCCGCTCCTATCACTTTTCGTTTCTGTATTTATTAGGTGTGAATTTCTTTTTAGCCATTTGCTTTCCTAATCTAAGAGAATTTTCTAATGAGACAATTAACAATTGTCTAGTTTCCTCTGACATAGGTTCAGAGTCTTTTGAAAAAGCAAGAGCCTCCGATTTACTCATATCTTCTATTAATTCTTCTAATTTCTTTTGTATATCTTTTTCATCCTTCTCTGTAAGTTCCCAGTACTCTTTGTTAGTTCTACCTAATAGGTAGTCAACACTAACGTTGAAATAATCTGCCACTTGTTGAAGTTTATCAATAGCAGGTTTTTGCGTTTTCCACTTATACAGTGAATTTTCTCCCATATTTAGCTGCTTTGCTAAATCGGATAGTGATATTCCTTTCTTGCTCGCAAGCTCCTTAATTATGTTGAATGTAGACATACAAATCACCCTTATTAAAGCTACGAACATCTTTCTATCCGAATGGATACAAAAGTGTTGACTTTTATCCAATTGGATATTAAACTATGTTCATAAGCTAATTATTTAGCCGTGAAACCATAACAAATTAAACCTATATAGCACGTCCCTCAACGTTTAAAGGTAATTTAATTTGGTTTATTTAGCTATGCTCTAATTTTATCTAATCGGATAGAATTAGTCAATAGAAAGCTAAAAAATTAGCTAAATGTATAGAAGGAGGTGCAGGTATGGATAAAGCATTTGGTAAGAAAGTGAAAATGTGGCTATTTGTTAATGAAATGAAACAAGGAGAATTAGCAAAAATGCTAAACGTTTCTGGTCCATATCTCTCTGATATTTTGCACGGTAAAAGAGAAGGCAAAAAAGTAAGAGAAAAAATAAATAGAATGTTGGAAAGTGAGGAGATTTGTTAATGACAGCAACTGTGCAAGTTGTTATTGATGAGACTTACTTACAAAAAGAAGTTTCTCGTCAGGTTAATGAAAGATTGTCGGATATGGGAGTTGGTACTTGGTGGGATATGAAAAGACTTCAATACGAAACAAGTCGAAGTTATGACTGGTTAATGGAATATGTCGTTTGTGATCCTCGTGTACAAAAATTCGCAAAACAAAAAAATAATCGCTGGTTATTTAAGGCGAGAGAAATGAAAGAATTTCTTTCTAAATTTTTCGATGAGTTGTAAGGAGTGAATAAAAATGAAAAATGGTAAAAGTCCAACGAAGAGGGAAAAGGTCCATATCAAATCATATAATTTAAACCCTGATAATTGGTTAATATTCAAAAAAGTAAGTAACGAATTACATTTGGTACATCGCAACGTGAATAAAACTAAGGTCATTCCAAGTTTATAGTCAGGAGGAAATTTAAATGAATCAAATAGCTGCAGTGAATGAAATGCCAATACATAGTGAGCTGGTATTTGAAAGTAACGGGAAAGTTGTTACAGATAGTTTGATGATTGCAGAAGTATTTAATAAACGTCATGACAATGTTATATCTGATATCAAAACTCAAATGGATTATGCAGGGGTAGAATTTTCGCTCCTAAATTTTAAGGAGCGAACTTATGAAAATAGAGGGCGGCGTTATCCTAAAATCGATTTGACAGAAGAAGCCTTTACATTAGTTGTAATGAGCTACAACACAAAAGAAGCTGTTCGATTGAAAATTAAATTTATCGAAGAATTCAAGCGTATGAAACAACACATACAAAATCAACAAAAAGTACCTACAGATCCAATGGGTGTTTTAAAGCTAACATTTCAAGCTTTAGAAGGACATACTCAGGAAATTCAGGAGATTAAGTCTGAGGTTAAGGATTTGCGGGAAAATGCTCCACTGTATGCTATTGAGTGTGATGAAATATCAAAAGCTGTAAGAAAGTTAGGTGTTCTTCTACTGGGCGGAAAAGATTCTAATGCTTATCAGGATATTAGTATTAGAAGAAAGCTATATAGCGATATTTATAGTCAATTGCATAGAGAGTTTGGTGTGAATAGTTATAAAGCTATCAAACGTCACCATCTAGATAGAGCAATTCAAATTATTAATGAGGAATATTCAGTTCCAACAATTTTAGATGAAGAAATCGCGGCTACAAATGCACAAATACACATGGCAGAAGTGCAATAGGAGGAAGTAACATGCAACAAAAGATTTTAGTAATTACTAGTAACTTCGCAGGTTTTCCAGGTATCAGCGAATTCAATACAAAAGATGCTGCAAAAGAAGAAGTTAAAAAGTTGATTAAAAAAGGAGTAAGTCAAAAATCAATTCGTGTAACGCAAGAAATACCTATGAATATCGAAGTGCAAGTGGATGTTGAATTTTAATTAAGAAAGGTTTAGGTGAGAGAAGAAATGGAAGTCATGATTGATTTAAATACATTTGCTGATGGGGCGCTGTCTGAAAGGTTTCATCAAGAGTTTGAACGTGTAATGGAAAATATGAATGATTTAAATACTGATCCTAAAAAGGCAAGGAAAATTGTTGTAACGCTTTCGTTTTCTGGAGATCAGAAGAGAGAAGTATGGAATTGCCAGGTTCAAGCAACTTCAAAACTAGCACCAACAGAAGCTGTTGAATCTAAAATTTTATTAGATATGGATCAGAACGGTAATTTAGTTGGGCAAGAATTAGCTTCTGGACTCAAAGGTCAATACTTCATGGATTTACAAGGTGATGTAAGAACAGATGTTGGACAACCTGTGGAAGAAGCAGAAGTAGTTGAACAAAACAAAGCTGCAGATAAGCAAACGGTAGTAATCGATTATTTAAAAACTAAATCAAATTAAGAAATGGGGATATAAAAAATGACTATGACAAAAGAAGCAATTGAAAAAGTATTAGAAATTGGAACAGTTGAAACACATAAAATTGGTGAACAAATATATGCAACACAGCGCTTACATCTTGTGCAAGAACCAACACCAGCTGAAATTGTTTTACGCAGTTTGTCTGGTTTAGTAGGTTATGTGAAATCAGAATTTGATACAGCAGAGTCTTTAATGATTCATATTGAGAACCCGACAACAGTGAGTGTCTTCACGGCAGTTAATGGTGATAAAAGACGAAGTGTATATATTCAAGCGCAGGCATCTATCCCGCGTTTTGGTTTCAGTAATTTTCATGACAGGGAAGAATTTAATATCGCATTGCAATCAGGTTTTGTACAAAACACACATCGTGACATTGTTTTAAAAGTAGTAGGAACTGTTGTAGAAGGAGCAGTTAAGGAAATTGGTGATGATGGTGTATCACAGGCAGTAACAGCAAAAACAAGTGTTGCTAACAGGGAAAATGTAAAAGTGCCAAATCCAGTAGAGTTAAGTCCATATAGAACATTTGTAGAGGTTGAGCAACCAGAGAGTAAGTTTGTATTTAGAATGCGTGAAGGTGCTCGTTGTGGCTTATTTGAAGCTGATGGTGGAGCGTGGAAGCTTGAAGCGATGAATAACATTAAAGAGTACTTAAACAACGAACTGGTGCAAGAAATAAAGTCTAAAAAGGTTTTTATTTTAGCCTAATGGACATTACAGAAGTAGAAAGTGTGAAAAACGTCTGTATCTTTGGTTTTGGGTTTGCAGTATTTATGTATGGATTATACAAAGGGGGTACTTTTATCGAGCGAAAGCTTGATGAAAGTGATCACCTTGAAAGAGGGGTGCTAAACAATGGGTACAGTAAGCAGAGTTCTTCCAAAACATCTAGAGAAGGCTATGGAATTAGAAGAAGAGCGTAGAGAATGCATGCGCAATCAGCAGCTTTTATATAAGCAAATGGAACAAGAAAATCGAAATGGTAACAAGAACGCTTATGTTGAACTACATGCTTTATATCAGAAACAAATCAAACGAGATTTAGAAATATCAAAAGAGTTATCAACTATGTACTTTAAGAAAATGAAAAAAGATTCCTCTAAGGAGAGTAAAGATGTTTTAGATGTAGCAGATCGTCTGGAAGCTGTAGGAGGAAGAAAAGAAGTTGTTGAAGCAATTCGAAGGAATGCATAAGAAAAGAACCCGCTGCAACGGGTCCTAAAGTAAAAATAACAATATGTATTATAGCAATTTATTGATTTTTTGCAAATAGGAGAGGTAGGGAATATGGGAATCGTAAGAGTAGAAAAGACCAAAAATTATTCTGTCGTAAATAATACCGGTTTAAGAGACGAAAGGCTTTCATGGAAAGCGAAAGGTATTTTAGCGTATATCCTTACACTTCCGGATGATTGGGTATTTTATAGAGAAGAGTTAGCTACACACGCGAAAGATGGTCTTGATAGTTTAAGAAGCGGCATGAAGGAGTTAAAAGAATACGGATATTTACAACGCCTTCCAATCAGAAACGATAACAATAAAATTGTCAGTTGGGAAACAGTAATTCATGAAGTTCCGCAAGTGGAGCCATTGGCGGATTTTCCACCAGTGGAAGAGCCACCAGTGGAAAACCCACCGGTGGGAAATCCTCCGGTGGAAAATCCCGAACTACTAAATACTAATATACCAAGTACTAATAAACTAAATACTAATATACCAAATACTAATCATCATCATGATAAGGATGAATCCAAATCTCATGTATTAGTCGATGAGGAATTTAAAATCAGTTACAACTTCTTAAAAGAGAAAGGTATTCCTTTAAGTGAAATTGCAATTACAGAACTAGGAGAGTTTTGTGATTTGTTTGGTCGGGAGTTAATTTTACATGCGACTAATAAAGCAATTGATGAGAATGCGCCTAAATGGAATTACATAAAAGCGATATTGAAGAATTGGCAAAAACAAAAAGTAAAAACATTAGATGATGTTGCTGCATTAGATAGACGTTTTGAAATGAGTAAGAACAGGAACTTTAAGAGATCAGGTACAGGTCAATCGAATAGAAAAGAAATTGTTCCAGATTGGTTACGTGAAGATGTTGAATCACCTAAAAAAGAAATAGAAAAACCAAACTCACAATCTACCGATGAAGAGCGTGAGAGACTGCAAGCAGTGTTAAACAAATATAAATCATAGGAGCGATTTACATGTTAGATATCTTTGCTGATGTAGGGGAATGGTGTGATATTTGTGGTAATTCTATTCCTCCTACCGATGAAAGAAATATGTATATTGATGGGTTAGAGAAAACTTTGTGTAAAAGCTGTAGTGGACAAATAGAGCCAAAGTTAAAAGTGTTAGATTTTCGTTTGATCTGCGATTTGCTAAGTGAATTAATAAAAGGGTTTGGTCGTGTGAAGGTCCGTCAATTCAATTTAGTAACTGCAGAAAGATACATTATTGAAAACGAAGTGGTTCTAACTATTGAAAAACGTGGTGGTAAGTTCAATCAAGAGCCTTTAGGTCAATTTGTTTCATTATCTACACAGGAGTTAATCACAGTCATAGAATTTTTAAAGAGAAAAATTAATCCTAATTTATGGATGAATGCTGTGATAGGAAATGTTTTGGAGAAACAAATGATTATTACATTAGGGCAACCGGAATGGAGCGAGAATAAATGAATTTACAAATAGCAAATCAAAAGGAATTAAAAGGACAATGGGTTGTTTGTGAACTGGAAGATGGTCCACAAATTACAAAGGTTGAAAAGGCGGTTAACAATAACGTTCATCACAAAATGGCGTTATGGGGATTTTGGCAAAGTGAAGGTTCAATTAAAGGAGAATGGGGATTCAATCATATAGATCAGTGCCGTTTGGCTACTGCGGAAGAAATTGATATGGAAAGTTGGCGTGAAGTATTCAGACGTAAAGGAAGAGTCCCAGGTAAGTTTATTACAGGTGACTGGGTAACGGATGATGTAAATGCACTAACAGTACTATATCAAAATGATGACATTGTAACGGTGGGCGTTGTTAACTCTATTAAAACATATCAAGTTGCTGCAGAAGATTTAGAACCATTGTTTTTTAAAGAAGACATGGCAGGGTGAAGTAAATTGCTTGCACTTCCAATATTTTCTGTGTTGGTGATTATGATTGTGTTTAGGACGTTAGATAAATATTGGGATAAGAAACAAAAAATGATGTTCCAATTGAGAGATTAGTATAAAAATTTCATTTTGCTGAAAAAATGGCTTTTCAGATTCAGGAGAAACTAAGGCGTTTTTTAATCCTAATACAAATTATCATGAGAATGTTAAAACGCCTTAGAAAGTAAAATAAGCGTATTTTACTAAGTTTATAACTTTTAGTAGAAAGTAGGGTTATAAGTGGCTAATCGTAAGAAAAGAAAACTCCAGAAAGCAATTAATAAACATGTAAAAAAATTCGAAAGAGATAGAGTTACAGCTGCATGGAGAAACATATTTGTAAAACGTGGAATCTTGAAATAGAAAGTAGGTGATCTATATGGGTTATGCAAATAGAGGAATGGCGTTAGAGCTTTTATTAAATAATACAAATCGAATGTATAAGGCAGCAAACATAGGTGTTTTCAATAAAAGACCGACACCAGTTAAAGTCTTAAAAACTGATAAACGAGGAAATATAACGAAAAGTAATTGGCAAGAGAAATCAACAGTTGATTATGATGGTGTATACAAAGGTAGAGCGGTATATTTTGAAGCGAAATCCACGGAAAAGAATACAAGTTTCCCCCTGGAATATATACATAGACATCAAATTGATTATCTAAAGGATACACAAGAAATGGGAGCTATTTGTTTCTTCTTAATTGAATTCCGAACGGATCATGTCATTTATTTTGTTCCGATTTCCTTGGTAGCCGAATATTACGAATCAATGCTTTATGATGGAGGAAGAAAGTCTATTCCAAGAGAGGAATTTGAGAAAAGAGCGTATATAGTGCCACAAACAAATAGAGCAGCCGTTGATTATTTGTATCATGTAGATAAATTAGGAATGACAGCTATATGAATAAAAAAGAAGCAAGAATGGAAGTTGGGAAGCTGTTAGAGGATCATTGTCATGGTTGTAAAAATAGGTATTCTCGTGATTTGCAATATTGTTGGAGTAAATGCGAGATAGGAAACAGGCTCAATGAGATTGGTGTATTTTTGGGTGGTACAGTCGTTAATGAACAGCAAAAACGAAGAACAACAGAGCAATGGGATGAAATTTGCGAAACAACAGTCAAGCTTAAAGAGAACGGAATGACATACAAAAAGATTGCTAATAAGTTTAACGTGTGCGTGGGACATTTAAGATTACAACTAAAAAGAAGAAACATGAAGAAATAAGCCCAGGCTTTGAAATAGAAAGTAGGTGAGTCATTCCTTGTTTAAATGGCTTAAAGATTATCAAAAACTTGAAGAAGAAATTGCATATTTAGAATACAACTTAGAACAAACAGAAGCTGAATTAAAACGTTGGATCAGTGGCGATTTGTGCGATGTACGTTTAACATCAGATTCACAAGGTGCAAAGGTAGAAGATATAATTGAGAAGATAAAAAATGAACTTTCTATAAAACAAGAGCAAATGAGAAATCTTGTGAATTTAATAAGTAAGTTCAAAGGTTTAGAAAATCAAATTATTAAAAAGAAGTATATTGACGGAATGACATTAGAAGAAGTAGCCGAGAATATGAATTACAGTGCTAGTTATATTTATAAAAAACATGCTGAGATTATAAGAAGAATAAAGTTTGCAGAAGAACTTGCACTTTAATGACACTCAGCTCTGTGAATGTTAACTATTGAAAAAATGAATTATGGTAATTTTATAGAATTTTACGTAAGAGCAACTGGTGCATGGTTGCTCTTTTCTATCTTTATAGAAAGCGTGAAATTTTAATGGGTTGGTTACCGAATGCAACTTTTATGGATGTCTGTTTGAACGAACTTGCGTTTATAGGGCAAGTACATAATTACAAAGAGAACTTCTGAATCTATTTGAAATTATGTGGTAGTACAAAAAAACTAAACGGTCTATAAGGAGAGCTTTTGTTCTTCTTCCAGTTACTGATATAGGACATATAGTGATTAAATAGAGATTTTGCAGTGATTGGAAGAAAAACAAGATGGTTGAAATGGAATGCATTTTATCGATTAGTATCAAATTTAAATACTGCAATTACAAAGTCATAAAAAAGAAGCCAATACATAGGCTTCTTTTTTATGAAACTTTATTATTACTATCTAATATTTTTGTTATATCAATTGTTTCTGATTTGATGCCAATCATATGTAATGCTAATTGAGCTTGAATTATTGAACGAATTTCTTCATTTTGAATAACTCCAGCAATTTTTATAGCTTCTTGTTGTTTTAAATTTTCTCTTAAATTATCATGATATTCTTTAGAGCTTTCTCTTAACTTATGAGATTCTTTTAAAAATAGGACAGCAATAGCTTCAAATATCAGACTGCTTGTTAATTTTATTCCAAGAGCTATGTTATTAGAACCGTCTAATGATAAGAATAAAATATAAACAAAAAAAGCAAATCCTAAAATGGACATAATAATTCCAGTATAAAATTGTACTCTGGAGTGCATTAACGCTTGTTTTTGATGGATATTCATAACTTCTTCATTTTCATCTAAAGCGGCTTCAATCTTGCTTTTAATGTAAGGAGTGTAAGTAATAGTATTATTTATATCTCCTTTTACATTTATGCTCGAATCTTCATTGACATTGTCTAACGCTACTGTGTATTTATGAATTCTATCTTTTACAGTCTTTTGTGTTTGCTCAGAAATTTTCCTGCTAAAAAAGGAAGATATCGCCACAAGCGTAAACGCTAACAACATAAATATTTGAGAGATAAAATCTAGATCGAATGGAAATGACATATGTACACCCCTAATTATTATAATATGTGACAATTTTATAATACTATAAGAGAAATAGAAAGATTTTCTAAAAAAATAGAAATATCATTTAAGAAATTAGGTTTTATGCGTGTTAAATTTATATTATCAAGAATTAAATAAAACTTTATAGTTATCATAGGGAAATAAGGTGCTTGTTTATTTAGAAGCATCCATATTAGGTTACCTTTGATCAAATAAAAAATTACATAGAGAATGTTAAGTGAAGTTAGGAGATATTTAATACACTTATAGTAATAACATAAGAAATTGACGAAAGGGCAACTGGTGCACAGTTGCTCTTTTATTATTGACTAAAAATTTTAGTCGCTTATTAAACGTTGATTCTTCCACTAATATCCATTAACATGTAAAATGGTATATATAGAAAAGAGGGGATTAATTGGCGACGATATTTAGTTTTTTTAATCAAGGATGGGTAGGCTCTTTGATAGGTATAATTGGAATATTGATTGCAATAGTGACCTATCGGAAATCTAAAATAGGCCAGAGGTTAGTATATCAATCTAGTGCTATTAAAATAATAGGAAAGAATCGAAATACACCAGAAGAAATACAAATTTATTTTCGTGGAAATGAAGTACCTCGGGTGATTAAAACAAATTTGGTTATCTGGAATTCGGGAAATGAGACAATAAAGAGTAGTCATGTTACTAAAGAGGATCCGTTAAGAATACAAATTGAAGAATCAGAAAGCATTATTAGCTATCGTATTCTTAAAGAAACTCGACATACAAATAAAGTGAAGTTAGTTTTAGATAAACAAAATGTATTACTTTTTAATTTTGATTATCTAGATCCTAATGATGGAGTGAGGGTGGAAATATTACATACAGATGACATAAACCCAGTTGTTTTTAAAGGGACCGTTATAGGAATGAAACAAGATATAAAAAGTTGGAATACAGAGAGGGGGGTAAAGAAGAATACTGGTATATTTACTTTCATAAAAAGATCATGGGTTACTAAAATGGCATTTGCAATGACGTTTTTATCGGGAGCATTTTTAATTTTTATGCCACTTACATATTGGTTCTTTCCAGATGCATATCACGAACTGAATCGTTTGTTTAAGGGGAAAACTAGCGATATAACACGTGTTTTTTTCTTTGTAATCGGGATAGTTTATATGTCTATACCATTATATATACTTAGCTTAAAACGGAAAAGATTCCCCAGAAAATTAAAAGAGTAGTTATTATTTTGATATGAAGCATTCCTTATGGAGTGCTTTTTATTATGTACAAATTACATAGGGGGTGTTTAGTAAATGATTACTGAAATTAGAAAAACAATATCAGGTACAGAGTATTGGGATAATGAACAGAAGAAAAGCTTATTTGTTCCTACAGGTGAAGAACCAGGATTCGAAGTGACTGTTAATCCTGAGAGTATGATCTTAGGTGTGGACTTATCTAGTAAACCAGATACTACAGTATTGACAGTACCATTTAATGATATGACAGTGAAACAGTTACGTGAGTATGCTGATGAGCTAGGCATCGAGATTCCAGCTGATGTTAAAAAGAAAGAGGACATCATTGAATTACTATCATGAAATACTGTGACTTTAACGGCTGTCGTAACAAGATAAGTAAGGGACGTTACTGTGAAGAACATAAGCGTAATAAACCAAGGAAGAAGAAAGATAAGAAGAATATCTACCATCATGAGAACAAACCATTCTATCGCACTGATGCATGGAAGTATGTTAGATCAAAGGTATACGAAAGAGAGAATGGCTGCTGTCAACGATGTGGAAGGTTCGTCTTTGGTCGAAGTGCTCATGTTCATCACGTAATACCAATCAAGGAAGATTCAACTCTTAAATTAGAAGAGAATAACCTAAGATTACTTTGTCCAGTTTGTCATACAATTGAAGAAAATGAAGATAAACCAAAAAAAGTTTTTCCGAGTTATTTCGGAAGCCCCCCTATCAAAAATTAAAATTTCTCCTTTGGGGAGGATAGGTAGCGTAGGGGGCATTTCTATCGTTAGACAACATTTTTAAAAAAATAAAGGGGGGTGTGAAATGTCTACGAAAAAAGAGCGTCAAAAAATTGTTGCCGATAAAACAGAAGCTGAGAAAAATCGGATATTAAAAATTATGCGTGACGCAGATATTTACACCCTTACTTTAGATCCATTAATTGAATCATATTTAGATATATTTGAAGTTTATATGACGATGTTTATCGAATGGAAAGAGAAAGGATTTCCGCCTACTCAACGGCATACGAATAAAGCGGGAGCCACAAATAACTCAAAGCATCCGTTGGCGCAGCAAGTAGAAACTTGGGCTGATAAAAAAACAAAAGCATTGGATTTATTAGGGCTTACTAATAAGGCTAAACCGGGTAAATATGTCACTGGTGGTTCTACTGTCGGGAAAAATGAAGAGGTGGAAAAACCTACAGCAAAGGTTAGTGAATTAGATAAACATCGTGCGAAATGGAGAAAAATGCCTAATTAATGTTATAATTTATGTAAAAATGAATAGGAGATACATAGATGGATAATGTTAGTATTTCAGAATTAGTGCAAATAATTTCTCCAATAGTAGGGATAGTTACTTCAATAGTGGCGGTTTTTATTTCTGTAGGTTCTTTAAGGGCAACTAGAAGTTCTATTGAAGAAGCAAATAGACCATACGTAGTTATTTATAAAGACTATATACAAGTTACATCTTCTATTCACGAATATTTAATTATAAAGAATTTCGGTAAAAGCGGGGCTATTATTGATTCTATAATTTTTGAACCAAGCTATGTTAATTCAGAGACAGGTAAAGGGATTTTCGAGAATACTAGGGATACTTTTATAGCACCAGGACAATCAATTTCTACATTTGTTCCCGCAAATGCTTATGGTAAAGAAAACAATGGGATAGTTAAGGTGAAAATAAAATACCATACAGAGAAAAAAGAGTATCAAGAGGTAATAACATTAAATGAAGAATCACATCGTGACATCCTATTTGTAACAGCACGTCCAGCAAAAAGTAAATCAATTCAAGAGGTTATGACAAATGCTACTGAAGAAATCCTGAGAAGGCGTCTTTAATATCTTAGTTTAGGTCACACAATAGTGTGGCTTTTTATTATTCCTTGGAGGTGGTGTTTATGTGATTGAACGTGGTGTTAATTATGCAGATATTTATGCAAAACAAGTAAGAAAGAATCCTAAAAAATATCCCGATACTATCAAAGCAATGGTAGATCGTTATTATAAATGGAAAAAGCGTAAAGATATTTGGTTCGATGTGGACCGTGCGAATGAAATGATGGATTGGGTTGAAACGTTTGTCCGTCATACTAAAGGTGATTTAGCTGGACAACCTTTTATCCTGGAAGATTGGGAGAAATTCGCTTATTCCTGGATCTACGGATGGGTTCATAAGAATGAAAAAGGACAAATTGTCCGAGTTACTCGTGAAGCTTACATTCAGGTTCCTAAGAAAAATGGTAAAACTTTAATCGGTGTTGGTGCTCTTGGTTATGCGATGTATGGTGAAGGAGTACTCAGTGCCGATTGTTATTGTTGTGCGAGTGATTTTAATCAGGCTCAATATGCAGCAAAGCCATTTGCAGCAACAATTATGAACCATGATGTATTAATGGATTGCTCACACATTTATAAAGGTCCAAAAGGTACCATTTCGAGTGTGACCTATGATTATATTCGTGATGATTTAGCTTATCAGAACCAATTCATTGTAATGAGTAAAAACATTCAATCCATTGAGGGTTCCAATCCACACTTCATTCTAAATGATGAGCTCCATGCTCAAGAAAATATGGATCAGTACGATAACTTTAAATCAGCGCAGGTTTCGCGTGCTGAGCCAATTATGTTTAATATCAGTACAGCTGGTAAAGGTTCTTCATCGGTTGGTATGCGAGTATATCGTGAAGCAAAAGAAGTATTGAAACGTGATGATAATGATTCGAATTTCGTCATGATATACGAACCTAACAAGAACTATGACTGGACAGACCGTAATGTTTGGGCAATGGTTAATCCGAATATTGGTGTATCTGTAACGATGAGTGCACTTGAAACAGAGTTCATCTCAGCATCACGTTCAGCGCATAAAAAAGCTGAATTCCTTTCTAAACATTTGAATGTATTCGTAAATGGAGCTGAGAACTTCTTTGAACAAGGACAAGTTGAGCATGTTCTTGTGGAAGACTTAGGTGATTTAACAGGTGAAACTTGCTACATCGGTTTAGACTTATCAAAAACAACGGATTTAACATGTGTAAGCCTGAATTTCCCTAACTCTGGTTATACCGAAGATGGGAAGTCTATTATAAAAGTTAAACAAATGTATTTTGTACCTAATGAAGATATCGAACATCGTGAAAAAGAAGATAACGTTCCATATACTGATATGGTTGAACGTGGTTTTGTTACTTTCTGTGATGGTAAGATGATAAATCAGGACCAGGTTATGGAGTATATTGTGGAATGCTTAAATTTGTATGATGTACAACAAATAAACTATGATCCAGCGATGTCTCAAAAGTTAATCGAAAAACTTGAGAATCTTGGTCTTGAATGCATTTCTGTAGGTCAGTACCCTAATGTTATGAATGCGATGATGGATGATTCAGAAATACTCATTTATGAAAAACGTATAATGACTGATAATCCCTTGTTTGTTTATTGCGCTCTTAATGTTGTAGTTGTAACAAATATCAATGGAATGAAAGCACCAAGTAAGCGACAGTCCAAAAAGAAGATTGATGGATTTGTGGCTTTTTTATGTGCTCATAAAGAAACGATGATGGTTATGGACAGCATAACAGATGAGGGTATGGATGAATTGATTGGTGATATTTATCGATAAGGAGTGAAACAAAATAAAACAGCTTAGCCAGGAAACTAAGACTAAACTGTTTTATCACTCACTTTAATTATCAAAAGAATTTAACGGATGCTTTTGGGCCGTCACCATTACGTAAAGACTCACTAACTTCTTTTGAAGTAGTTATGTATAAATCCACAATTTCACTTGGTGATTTACCAGTCAAGTCTTGGTTCTGTAAGTAAAGCATTGTTAATGCTTGAACTTTATTACTTGGGAATGTATTTAAGTTAACATTATTAGCCATAATATCCACCTCCTTCTATTTAATTTTATCAGAAAGAGAGTGTGAGTTTAATAATTTTGTCTTGAAAGGCGGTGAGAAATTGGGTTTAAGGGATAGATTTTCAAATTACTTATTTAAAAAGGCTGAAAAGCGTGGTTACCTCGATGATGTTTTAGGAAAAAGCATTCGTTACGGCGGTGTGTATGTTACGGATTCAAACATCTTGCAATCTAGTGATGTTTACGAATTGTTACAAGACATTAGTAATCAAATGGTATTGGCTGATATTGTTGTGGAAGATGAATTTGGTAATGAAATTAAAGATGATATTGCACTTCAAATCTTAAGGAATCCGAACAACTATCTTACACAATCTGAATTCATTAAATTAATGACAAACACCTATTTACTCGAGGGAGAAACATTCCCGATATTAAATGGTGCTCAAATACATTTAGCTTCAAATGTTTTTACAGAGTTAGATGATAATTTGGTAGAGCGTTTTAATATTGGTGGTCACGAAATCCCTCCATTTATGATTCGTCATGTGAAAAATATTGGCGCAGATCATTTAAGAGGAAAAGGTCTTCTTGATTTGGGAAGAGATACACTTGAAGGTGTTATGTCAGCTGAGAAAACTTTAACTGACAAATATAAAAAGGGTGGACTATTAGCATTCTTGTTAAATTTAGATGCTCATATCAACCCACAGAATGGTGCACAGTCAAAATTAATCAATGCAATTTTAGATCAACTGGAATCAATCGATGAAGCAAGGTCTGTAAAAATGATTCCTCTTGGAAAAGGGTACTCAATTGACACGCTTAAAAGCCCGCTAGACGATGAAAAGACCCTAGCATATCTAAACGTATACAAAAAAGATTTGGGTAAGTTTTTAGGCATAAATGTGGATACATACACAGAGTTAATCAAAGAAGATATCGAGAAAGCAATGATGTATATCCACAATAAAGCAGTTAGACCAATAATGAAAAATTTTGAAGACCATTTGAGTCTTCTTTTTTATGGCCAGAATTCGGGAAAACGTATCAAATTTAAAATTAATATTCTTGATTTTGTTACTTATAGCAACAAGACAAATATCGGTTATAACCTTGTGCGTACAGCCATTACTTCACCTGACAACGTTGCTGATATGCTCGGATTCCCTAAGCAAAATACAACTGAGTCACAGGCTATATACATTTCAAATGATGTAACTGAAATCGGCAAAAAAGATGCGGTAGATGGTTCGGTGAGAGGAGGTGAAGAGAATGAAAATTGAGGTCCGAGGGAATCAAGTCATACTTGATGGTTATGTAAATGTTGTGGATAGAGAAAGTCGAATGTTGCCTTCTCCGAGGGGATATTTCAAAGAGAGAATTGTCCCTAAGACGTTTGAAAAAGCGTTAAAGAAATCTCAAGATGTGGACTTGCTTTTTAATCATGATAAAACTAGGAAACTAGGCTCTATTGAGAACGGAAATCTGGAATTGTATGAAGACAATATTGGTTTAAGGGCCATTGCTACAGTTACGGATGAACAAGTAATTCAAAAAGCTAAGTCTAAAGAATTACGTGGTTGGTCATTTGGTTTTGTTTCTGAAAAAGATTCATGGGAAGAAGGTGAAGCTGGTGTTCAAAAACGATCTATTGAAGAATTAGAGCTTTTAGAAGTTTCTATTTTAGATATGACACCAGCCTATGTTGCGACTTCCATTGAAACCAGGGGTGAAAATGCAACCATGATTGAAATGAGAAGTGAAGAAGCAGCTGTAAAAACAGTTGTGGAAGATGATGCAGAGGAAAGAAACAACATTATTAAACAAATAAAAAAAGTCCTGGAGGAAAATTAACATGAACTTAAAAGAAATCTTAAAAGCATCTCAAGCACGAAATAAAGCTCGATTAGCAGAATTGCAAGGTAAAGTTGAAAAAGGTGAAGTTCGTTCAGAAGAATTAGCAGCAGTTAAGGCTGAAGTAGAAGTATTAACAAAAGAAGCGCAAACTCTTGCTGATGAATTAGCGAAATTAGAAGAGGGAGAAAAAGAAGAAGATCCGGATAAAAAGAAGGATGAGGATCCAGAGAAAAAAGAAGATCCAGCGGTAAAAGAAGATCCAGATGCAAAAACTGAACTGTCAGAAGAGCAACGTTCTGAAATCATGGCAGCTATTGGAACAGGTCTTTCTACTAAAGGTCATAAATCTATTAAAAACAAAGAAACGGAAACTCGTTCAGCTTTCGCTAATTATATTGTAGGTAATATTGATGAAAAGGAAGCCCGTGCATTAGGGTTAGTTACTGGTAATGGTTCTGTTACTATTCCAGATTTCTTGAGTAAAGAAATTATTACATATGCTCAAGAAGAAAACTTCTTACGTCGATTAGGAACAGGAGTAAAAACAAAAGAAAATATTAAGTATCCTGTTTTAGTTAAAAAGGCAGAAGCACAAGGTCATAAAAATGAGCGAACAAATAATGAAATTCCAGAAACGGATATCGAGTTCGATGAAATCGAATTATCACCAACGGAATTTGATGCGCTTGCTACAGTAACGAAAAAGTTATTAGCACGTACAGGTTTACCAATCGAACAAATCGTTATGGACGAGCTGAAAAAAGCTTATGTGCGTAAAGAAACTCAATATATGGTTAATGGTGATGAAGCTAACAATATCAATGATGGTGCCTTGGCAAAGAAAGCTGTTGAATTTAAAACAGAAGAAAAGGATCTATACAATGCATTGGTAATAATGAAAAATACACCTGTTAAAGAAGTACGTAAAAAAGCACGATGGGTGTTAAATACAGCAGCACTAACAAAAATTGAAACAATGAAAACAGATGATGGTTTCCCATTACTCCGTCCATTTAATCAAGCGGAAGGTGGAATTGGTTATACATTATTAGGATTCCCTGTTGAAGAAGAAGATGCAATTGACATTACAGGCGAACCAGATACGCCAGTTTTCTACTTTGGTGACTTCTCTAAATTCTATATTCAAGATGTTATTGGCTCATTAGAAGTGCAAAAGTTAGTGGAGTTATTCTCACGTACAAACCGTGTAGGTTTCCGTATTTGGAACTTACTAGATGCACAACTAATTCATTCGCCATTTGAAGTTCCAGTTTATAAGTATGTTTTAAAAGCTTCTACTGGAGCTTAATATGGATGATTTAATTGAGAAATTAAAATCTCATATTCATTGGGAAGAGGGTATGGATGAAACCATGCTCTCTTTTTATATCACTCAAGCGAAGACTTATGTAAAGAATGCGACAGGCAAACAGACTGAATATCTAATTATTATGGTCGCCGGTATTTTCTATGATTACAGGGTCGCTGAAAAGGAATTAGAACAAGCACTTGATGCTTTAACACCGTTCTTTGTCCAGGAGGTTTTTGTCGATGAAGAGACAGACAAATAAACTTAGATGGATGGGTGAGCTACTTAAATTAGGAGAAACCATTGATCCAGAAACAGACCGCGTTGTGATGGGATATCCATTAGAACGGAAAATTCGATATAACAATATTGGAGTTACAGCCACAGATAAATTTACAACGAAAGATACGAATGAAATTGTAAAGAAAATTGAAGTTCGTATTGATCGGGAGATTGAAAACAATCAAAAGGATTACCGTGTAAAAGTTGGTGGCCGTATTTACGATATTGAGCGCATTTATGTAAAAGAAGAAGACCGATTGATGGAGGTGTCACTGTCCTATGCAAATTAGTTTTGAACAGTTACGAGCTCTTATGAAACAATCTGGTATTCCCGTTTCTCGTGATAGTGCTCCTACTAATACAGATTACCCTTATATTGTGTATGAATTTGTGAATGAACAACATAAGAAGGCTTCTAATAAAGTCCTAAAAGATATGCCGCTTTATCAGATTGCTGTTATCACAAATGGAACAGAAAAAGATTACGAGCCGTTAAAGGCTGTTTTTAACGAAGCAGGCGTTTCTTATTCTCAGTTCGATGGAATGGGTTATGACGAAAACGATGACACTATCACGCAGTTTATAACGTATGTGAGGTGCATTCAATAATGGCTAGTAATAATAACGGTTTTGCTGAAGCCTTAGAAGATATTAATACGCTATTACGAGTGAATAAAAAAGTCGAAATAGATGTATTAGACGAAGCGGCGAAGTATTTTGCTAGTAAATTAAAACCCAAAATTAAAGCGTCCACTAAAAATAAGCAAACACATTTAAGAGACAGTTTAAAGGTTGTTATTAAAAATGATCGAGTATCTGTGGAATTTGAAGATAAAGCCTGGTATTGGTATTTAGTTGAACATGGCCATAAAAAAGCAAATGGTAAAGGTCGTGTGAAAGGAAAACACTTTGTACAAAACACTTTCGATGCAGAAGGTGAAAAAATTGCCGATATTATGGCGCAAAAAATATTAGATAGAATGTGAGGATGATAGAAATGCCAGTTGTAAATAAAGAGATTCAATATTCCGTAGGGATTGAAGAGTTATATTTATGCATGATGGAAGGTGAGGAATCAACTGATGCACTTCCTACTTATGAAGAGGATATTTATAAGCAAACAAATATTTCTGATTTGACGATTTCCACTACCTCTACAAACTTTACAAAGTGGGCTTCTAATAAAAAGATTATTAATATCGTAAAAAATACAGCGTTTGGATTAGCTTTTAATCTTGCCGGTCTAAACCGTGAAGTAAAAGATAAAATCTTTGCAAAAAAACGTAAAAAAGGTGTGTCTTTTGAAACGGCAAAGGCGAAAGAATATCCAAAGTTTGCAGTAGGTGTTGTATTTCCACTGAATGATGGAACAAAGGTATTACGTTGGTATCCAAAATGTACAGTCGCTCCAATAGAAGAATCTTGGAAAACACAGAATGAAGAAATGACTGTGGATGACGTTGCTTACACAATTACAGCAGATCCATTGTTATTTAACGATGTTACACAAGCTGAATTAGATACTGGTGACCCAGAAGCAAAAGGAATCAAAGTTACTGATTTCTTAAAACAAGTTATTTGCGATGAATCTCAATTAGCGCAACTAGGTGGAACTACTCAAACGGGTAAATAAGGAGGGGTATTATGGCACGTTTAAGTGATTTAGTTAACGTTGATATAAATAGAAATAAAATTAAGATACAGAAGGTTGAAATACCTGTTATTTTTACAATGGATTCATTCCCTTATGTGGAAGAATCATATGGTGGAGATTATCATGTATTTGAAAAAGAATTACATGGAATGATGGCGAAAGAAAAATTTAGTTTAGGCGAAAAAGAAATTAAGTTAATGAGTACGCTGATTTATGCGATGGTCCGCAGCGGAGGTACTGAATGTACACCAGAAGAAATTAAAAATTCAATACCTATGTATGATTTACCTGATGTTTTCAAAATTGTAATGGAAATTTTCCAAGGTCAAACTTTCCAAAACTCTGATATGGAGAAGCTGAAGCAAGAAAAAAAGTAAAGAACATACTGAATGAAAATGAAGAATCTCAGTCCGAATTGGATTGGGATTTTTATTTTTATGTCGGTAATACGTTGCTTGGATTAAGCATGGATGACTTTTGGAAAATCACTCCTAATCATTTTTTAAAGCAATTCATTATGCATCTACGATATAACAACCCAGATGCTTTGAATGAGAAGAAGTCAAAACAAATTTACACGTTAGATCAAACTCCGTTCCGATAAGTGAGGTGAGAAAATGGCAGGGAATAATAAAGAAAGAAACGTTGTTCTTAATTTCAAAATGGATGGACAAGTACAGTATGCTCAGACATTAAAGCAAATCAATATGGTTATGAATAATGCAGCAAAGGAATATAAAAATCATATTGCCGCAATGGGTCAAGATGCAACAGCGACCGATAAATTAGCAGCTGAAAAGAAAAAGTTAGAAATTCAAATGGAAGCCGCTAAAAAACGTACAGCTATGTTACGTTCCGAATATCAAGCAATGTCTAAAGATACAAATACGACAGCAGAACAACTTAATAAAATGTACGGTAAGTTACTTGATGCAGAACGTGCTGAAACTTCTTTAAATAATGCAATGAAAAGAGTGAATGAAGGTCTTTCAGAGCAAGCGATTGAGGCACGAGAAGCTCGTGGGACTTTAGTTGACTTACAAGAGAACTCTAAGAAACTTGAAGCTGAACAAAAGCGTTTAACAAGCGCGTTTAAACTTCAGAATGCTGAATTAGGTCAAAATGCTAGTGAAGCAGATAAGTTGGAATTAGCACAGAAACAGTTACGTCAGCAAATGGAAATGACGGATAGAGTCGTCCACAATTTAGAACAACAATTAAGTGCAGCAAAGCGTGTGTACGGTGAGAATTCCACTGAAGTGCAGCAACTTGAGACGAAATTAAATCAAGCAAAAACTACCTTAAAACAATTTGAGAATTCATTGCATAGTGTTGGTCAGAGTGGTTCGCAAGCAGCAGATGGCATGGAGCAACTAGGTAAAAAGTTAGATTTGCACAACATGATGGAAGCTACCCAAATGCTAGAAGGAATGTCTCAACAATTAATTGAACTTGGAAAAGCTGTTGTGGGTATAGCTATAGATTTTGATAGATCGCAAAGGAAAATACAAGCTTCATTAGGATTGACAGCTAAGGGAGCAGAGAACCTCGGTAATATTTCAAAAGAAGTGTGGAAAAAGGGATTTGGTGAAAGTCTTGAAGAGGTAGATAATGCGCTTATAAAAGTCTATCAAAACATGAGGGACGTTCCGTACGATGAGTTGCAAATGGCATCTGAAGATGTTTTAACACTTGCTAAAATCTATGATGTTGATTTAAATGAAGCCACTCGTGGTGCAGGACAAGTAATGAGCCAATTTGGATTATCTACTGAGAAAACATTTGATCTATTAGCAGCAGCTGCCCAAGAAGGTCTTAATTACTCAGATGAATTGTTTGATAATCTTTCAGAATATGTTCCCCTCTTCAAACAAGCAGGGTTCTCAGCTGAAGAGATGTTCACCATTCTTGCGAATGGAACACGTGACGGCGCTTATAATTTGGATTATATCAATGATACAGTTGCTGAATTCGGAAAGAAAGTACAAGACGGATCAAAAGGTACAGCGGATGCGTTTGCTGATCTTTCCGAGGAAACGCAAGCGGTTTGGAAATCATTTAATGATGGTAAAGCAACAGCCGCCGATGTGTTTAAAGCTGTAATAGGCGATTTAGGAAGCATGGATGACAAGGTAAAACAGAATCAAATTGGAGTTGGCTTGTTTGCTACCCGTTGGGAAGACATGGGTGCTAAAGCTGTATTAGGTCTTACTGATGTAAATGGTGGTCTAGGTGATGTAAATGGGCGTATGGATGAAATGAAAAAACTTCAAGAAGAATCATTTGGTCAGCAATTTCAAAGTGCATTGCGAGAAACACAAGCAGCATTAGAGCCCATTGGAAAGAAACTTGCTGAATTAGCTAAAGATATTTTGCCGCCAGTAGTAGAAGGAATTAAATCGGTAGTTGATTGGTTCACTAAATTACCAGACCCGGTTCAAAATTTTGTTTATGTTTTTGCTGGATTAGTAGCTGTAGTAGGTGTTTTGGCACCCATCATTGCAGCAGTTGTAGTATCGATTGGTGTATTGGGTACAACAATAGGGACAGTTTTATTAGTAATAGCAGGTCTTGCAGCTATAATAGCGGGCGTTATTTGGGCGATTCAGAATTGGGGTGCCATAACCGATTGGCTTTCTGAAAAGTGGAGCCAATTTAAAGATTGGTTTGGAGAGTTGTGGTCTGGTTTAGTTCAGACTTGTAGCGATGGATGGAATGCAACAGCTGAGTACTTCTCAGGTGCCTGGTCTTCATTTATTGAAATGATGCATAGTTTTTTTGATCCTATAGGTCAATTTTTTAGTGATTTATGGTCTGGGATTGTAGAAACAGCGTCGTCTTTTTGGTCTTCCTTAGTAGAAACAGCATCGCAATTGTGGGGGACGCTAGTACAAACTTGGCAAGATACATGGAACACGATACTTACAGTTTTAGATCCAATTATTTCATTAATTTCTACGGTTCTTGAAGCGGGATGGCTACTAATACAAGCGGGTGCACAAATAGCATGGGCTGCCATTTGTAGATATATTATTGATCCTATGACTGAAGCGTATAACTGGTGTAAATCTCAAATTGGTGAGCTCGTTTCCTGGTTAAATTCGCAGTGGGAAACTATAAAATCCTATACGTCTGCAGCTTGGAGTTTGGTAAAACAGTATGTTATTCAACCAGTTCAAGAATTGTGGAATACAACGAAAGAAAAACTTTCAGATTTAGCGAACTGGGTGTTAACAAACTGGGACAAAATCAAAACTTATACACTTACAGCGTGGAATTTAGTGAAGCAATATGTCATTCAACCGGTAACTGAAGCTTACAATTCAGCGAAAGAAAAGTTTGAGGGTTTATATAACAGTGCTAAAGAAAAGTTTGATGCAGTGAAGAATGCAGCGCAAGAAAAATTCGATGCAGCTAAACGTAATATCATTGATCCAATTCAAGAAGCAGTTGGAAAAGTAGAAGAGTTTGTGGGTAAAATCAAAGGATTCTTTGATGGACTTAAATTAAAAATTCCTAAACCTGAAATGCCACCAATGCCACACTTTAGCTTAGAAACTAGTACAAAGAATGTTTTAGGAAAAGACATTGTATATCCATCTGGTATTGGTGTGAAATGGAATGCTAAAGGTGGGATTTTCACTCGTCCAACTATTTTCGGAATGAATGGTGGACAACTTCAAGGTGCTGGTGAAGCTGGGCCAGAAGGTGTTTTGCCATTAAATAAAAAAACATTAGGTGCTATTGGTGAGGGAATTGCAGCAACGATGAAGAGGGAACCGACTCAAGTTCATATTCATAATCCTGTTGTAAGAAATGACCGTGATATTGATCTTATGTATGAGAAAGCTGATGAATGGTTTTCACAACGTGGTCGAAATATGCAAGTAGGCGTAGGGAGGAATCAATTTGGTTGATATAGTTATCGATAATGAATTAGCAAGTAATTATGGTATCTCTCTTGTTGGTCGTCCTAAAATTCCCACAGCAGAACAAGAAGTAGAGTTTATACAAATACCTGGACGACATGGATCATTGACGAAGAAAGGGGCGTTTAAAGACGTCTCTTTAAAAATTAAATTTAATATACTGGAATTAGAAGAAGACTTAAAGCCTTTAATTCGTCGTATGAAAGCAAAGTTAATGAAGGGAAAAACACTGAGTTTCACGGATGATGAATATGTATATAGAAAAATAAAACATGTTGAAATTGGCGATATAGAAAATGAAATTGAAGAACATGGGGAATTTGAAGCGAGTTTTACCTTTGACCCATTCGAATATGCTATGGTGATGCCTTTAACATTAACTGAATCTCAAATACTATTTAATCCTGGTACATTTGAAGCGGCACCGAGATTAGAGGTATTTGGTAGTGGTGATTTACGAATCACAATTAATGACTCATCGTTTCAAATAAAAGCTGTAACGGATTCCGTTGTGGTAGATTCAGAACTTTTAATTGCTCATTCTGGTACAACTCCAATGAAAACAATCGGTGCATTCCCTGTTTTGTCAGAGGGAAATAACAAAATTCAATGGTCTAGTAATGTTACTAAAATTATAATAGAACCGCGGTGGAGATATAAATGATTGTATTGTATAAACCAAACGAAACAGATTTTACAGATAACGGAATCGGTATTTTAGATAAATATATTTATGGTGCAACTGTTGAGGAAGTGCTCAACGGTTTATTTGTATTTAAATTTAGTTATCCGTTGTTTGCTCCATATGGTAATGAAATCAATGGAATGAGTATTATAAAGGTACCGACTCCTGACGGAGACCAATTATTCAGAGTTGCATCGTACAATCCTAGTATGGGGGAATTGACAGCACAATGTTATCATATCTTCTATGATTTAACGGAAAATCTTATTGAAGATATATATATTGATAATCAAACAGGGAATACAGCGATGGATCGCATAGCAACTGGCTGCCAATATAAGCATCCCTTTACTTTTTCTTCTGATCTAACAAAGGTAGCAAGCTCTCGTATTGTAAGGAAAAATCCTGTTGAAATCATTTTGGACAACAGTCAAGAAAATGCTTTTGTGAATCGTTGGGGTGGCGAATTAAAACGAGATAATTTTGATGTGAAGATGTTAAGAAGTCGTGGAAGGGATAGAGGGGTCGTAATTAGGCATAAAAAAGACCTTTTAGGGTATGAAGGGGTTGTGGATTGGAAAAGCCCTGTTACTCGTATTATGCCACAAGGATTCAATGGGCTATTTTTACCGGAAAAATATGTTGATAGTCCTCTTATTAATAAATACCCTCACCCTAAGATTCGTATTATGGAATTTAAGGATATTAAGGCAGCCATTGGTGAGAATGCTAAGGATGAAGATGCTGTTCCACTTGAGGAAGCCTATAAATTATTGCGTAAAGCATCAAAAGATATGTTCGATAATCAGCATGTGGACCAACCAAAAGGAACGTATAAGGTTTCATTTCAAGAGCTATCACAGACAGAGGAATATAAGGACTATGCAGTGTTACAAAGTGTTTATATGGGTGACATCGTCACTGTGGAACATAAAGAAGATGGCGTTGACGTCCAAGCGAAGGTAAATGCTTATAAATATGATCCAATTAAAAAAGAATACATCAATTTAACGATTGGCAATTTTAAAGAATCGTTTGCAGATATACGAGGGAAAATTGACCAAATGAAAGATGACCTGTCGGATATGAATGTTTCTATACTTGAAGCCGCTAAAGAGCATGCGACAAATCTTATTAATAGCGGTTTTGGTGGTCATGTACGTAATCATCCTGACAAGATCTTAATCATGGATACAAAAGATGAAATGACAGCCAAAAAAGTTTGGCAATGGAATATCAATGGTTTAGGTTATTCCCCCACAGGGATTAATGGTCCGTATGGGCTTGCAATAACAATGGATGGACGAATAGTTGCTGATTTTATAACGACCGGTATATTAAATGCAGCTCTTTTAAAAGCCGGTACGATTAAAGGGCAAAAAGGAAATATGACCATTGATCTTGATAACGATAAGATGAAAATAGCTAACGGCGCAATATCGATACTTAGACCTGATGGTTATGAGGTTATTAGTGATGGTATGGCAAAGTTTGATTTAACGGTTGACTCACATGAACCGATGTATGTAGGTGAAGGCGTTTATGTTGACGGTTGGTGGTGGGTTACTACTGGAACAATCCCACGAGAATGCCAAGTATACACAATTAGGCATCAAGCTAGGTATTTAAAGTTACATCTAGGTGTATTTGTAGACGCAGGTGGGACAGGTAGAGTTGAAGTTGCGGAAATTCGCGGTGGTGTCGGCTCTGTAAAAGTAGCAGAAAGAACATTTACAAATGGTCAAGGCGGTACGGAAGCGAGTGCTGGTATTACATTATCTGTGGATTTAGGTGTACCTGACGGTAAAATGAAATCATTTATTCTATCATTGGGTAGTGTTGGCGGTGGCGAACGACGGGCGCGTTGTAGGAAAATCAGAGTATGGTTAGAGGGTTAAACGAGGGAGGTGTGCTTACATGACAAGACTATTCAATTTAAACTTAGATGTAATTTATAGCTATAGTTTCTTACAAGAACCAATTGAAGTTCGTAAGGATGATAGAGACACAACAACTGTGGAGGTCACCGCAACAAATAAAGGGAAACCTTTTAACCTAAAAGGCTGGAAAATTGTTTACGAATGTCGATTATCAAATGGTAGTTATGTAAGGGATGATGGAATTAAATTCAGCAACATCAAGGTAATCGATGAAGCGAAAGGCATATTCAGATATACGTTCATTAACGAAGCGATTAGTGCCGTTGGTAAGGTAACTAAAGCGTATTTTTCGTTTGAGAAGGCTGATAGCTCTTTACAGAATCCAATTGATAGAGTTACAACAAGAGACTTCAAATATAAAGTAATTAGTGATGCGATTTCTGGTTCTAGTGGCGTTGCGGCTCACTACGTATCAGAGTTAGAGAAAATCATCGAAGAAATGAAAAAAGCATCTGATGAAATGGATTTGGATGCAATTCTAAAGAAAATCAAAGAAATCCAAGATCAAATCGGTAAAGTTGACTTTGTTAAACGTGGTGGCGACACGATGACAGGAGACTTGAATTTTGATGCAACTCAATCGTTGAAAAGAATAACTTCATACGATGGTGTTAAGGCGTTATTTTCATTATCGTTCGCTAAGAATGGTATGTTTTTCGCTGAAGATAGACAAAACCAAAACTTCAACGTTTTTGTTTATGATCCTACGAAGCAAGAATTCACTTTAAATGCTAATTCAAACATCCTAAAGAAAACAGAAATATATAAAGATTGGATTAGAGCAGATGGTCGTCCTAACAGACTCGCTGATGAAACAGACCTAAATGCCGTAACAAAAGCAGGTATTTACGATGTCAGAAATCCGAAAAACTCACCTGTAGGAGATTGGGCGTTCTTAGAAGTTATTCAACATACAGATCAATACGTTTTACAAAGATTGACTTCATTTGTTTCTACACAAAGAAATAAAATGTGGACAAGAACATCTATTAATGGTGTTTGGGACGATTGGGAGGAAAAAGGTGGATTAGAAAAAGTTGCGGCAGACCCTATGACGCACTTAAATAGCGCTAAGGTTTTAACTCGTATTCCAACTAAACAAAACATTAGTGGCGTGGACATGTGGTTGCAAGGTGTTAACGTTAACGATAATAAAAACGAAGTATATGCAAGTTATATAGACGGAAACGGGACTAAACTACGCATTGAGATTTTCGATTTTAGCGCAAAATCAAAAGGGCAACGAACGTTTACTACGCCCCAGAACTCTTATACAGAGTCATTGCCGTATTGGTACAACGCTAGTAATCAATTGCATTTCCTCGTTCGTCTTACTAACGATTCTAAGTATCATGTACTTAATTTTGACGCGGGAAACACTGCGGGCCCGTTCCAATTACAGGGACGTAGAACGATAGCCGCTCGCGACGGAAGTAGAATGATCACATTGAAAGAAAACGAACAAACTGGCGTTATTACTGGAATGTACGTCTACGATTGGAATTCTGTAATCAATGGTAAACCTCAATTGTTAGCTGAAAAGAATTTTGAAACTACATCAAACAAGCCAGAAAAGACACAAGGTGCAGCCCAAAACAAAGGTTACACATTCTTATGCCAAGGTGAATGGAAAGGACACCCACACCTTACTGTTTTAGATAACACTGGAAAGATCCAAAACGTATTCCGTTATTCTAAACGTTCACTTGCTGAGATTATCAACAAACAATACCCTAATGCTATTGCAGCAAGTCAAATGGATACGTGGGAATATGAGTCGGAAGGTGGTTGCACTTATAAAGGTAGGTTGGTAACAACTCAAGTTGCTCCTGACTGGGCTTATCTGTTCATTCACAATTCAGCTGATGGAACGCCTATTGAGATAGAGCCTGATAGTACGCAGGTAGCTAGTAGTGGCAGTAGTGGACTACCTACGGCATTTTGGTTCAATCGTAGTTCGTTTAATTACGGCACTGGAAACAATGTTGTTAAGCATGACAAAGACCCTCGTTGGACTCAAGGTAAAGTACCTGTGACTTATGATGGGACTTACTATAAAACTACCGAGGACGGCATGTATGACATCGATGTATTCTTTTCGGCACTTTGTAAAGGGGCGGCAGCTGAACATACTATTGCTGTGGACTTTATGCGTGATTCGGATAATTCGGTTTCATCTACTTTTGAACTGGCTAGCTTTGCTAATGGGTATGAAAATCGTTATGCCCGACTCTACGGGAAACTTACATGGTTTATTGAGAAAGATACACGTTTCAAAATCATGTATAAAAATAATGATAACGCATCTTCAGAACACTATGAAACTCGCGTGACCATCAGAAAAACGTAAAATTAATGAAAGATTATCAGTAATGTAGGAGCATGCACATGCTTCTATTCTTATTGCCGAAAAGGAGGGTATGCTATGGGCATGAATCAAATCATTGAATTGACTGTCGATATTCAAGATGGGATTACTCATTCTTATAAGGAGTTTTCTCAAAATAATCTAAATAACTCAGAATTAATTTTAAACATTGCTGATGGTGGAAAAGAATTCTCTTTAGAAGAAAAAGATAAAATCATTGTATATTTTCAAAAGCCCGATAAGCAATTTGTGTTCCAGGATAAGGATATTGTTGTGTTAGATAAAACGAAAGGGAAAATTAAAGTCTTATTAACAGCTCAAACAATTGTGGTTCCTGGAACTGTTTATGGTGAAATCTCTATTGAACGAGTAGAAGGTGGAGTTAAAAAACGTACAAGCACATATAGTTTTACTTTTAGGGTTCGTCCTTCTCTGGCTTCAAATGAGGTAATTGAATCTACAAATGAATATGGAGTTATACAAAAAGCAATTGAAGTAGGAGAGAAATTTAAAGATGTGGAGTTCGATCCTATTATTGCAGCTGGTGAATTAGCAAAGGGAGCGTTACCGAAAACGGGCGGTACCATGACGGGGAACTTTAACTTCCAGACTAAAGACGGCGCAAAAATGTTGCAATGGTACAACGATCAAACTCAACTAGGAAGACTTGTTTTCCACCCTTCAGGATTAGTTGAATGGTTCGGAAGAAATGGTGCAACCGAAACAAGTGCATGGAACTATTCTCCGACTACAAACACTTTTAACATCGTGTCAAATACAAACGTACTCAAAAAAGCAGAAGCGTTCTACGACTATGCTCAACCTAATGGAGATACTATCAATATTAATGGACAAGATTTAAACACTATACAGAAAACGGGACTCTATGGAGGTAACAATTTAGGTAACTCACCAGATGGAACGACAGCGTTCTTCTATGTAGAAGTTGTTCGATACTCTGATAGGAACTATATTAAGCAAGTTGCTACAGTCTTAGCAGGAACTCGTTCATTCTCATGGACTAGAAAAATGACAGGAGCTAATGCTTGGAATACTTGGGACAGAAATGCATTATCTGACGATGTAGTCAAAAAAGCAGGGGATACTGTTACAGGGGCAATGACATTCTTAAATACAACATTGCTTAAGCACAATGTAGAACACACTTTAGCAGATGGCAAAAAAGGAGTAATCTCAGTAATTAATGACTCAAATAGTAAATGGGCACTCGCTCCAATAATGAACGGTACAGCAGATTGGACTAAAGAGGTAGCAATCGATTTAAACACTGGAAAGTTAACTGTAGCGAGTTTTGCTACGAAAAAAGACGGACGAGTCAACTTGACGTTAACAGCAGACGGATCAAACCCAGATACTAATTATCCTTTAACGGCTACTCGTAGAGGAAATACAGTCACAGTTAGTGGTTCTGTAATGCTTAATTCTGCAACTACAGGAGCAACAATATCAAACTTACCTGTAGATATGCGTCCAGTAGGGAACGTCAATATGTATACTCCAGTTAAATCAACAACCTCTGGGGATGTCATGCAAGTATTTATAAATGCTACATCAGGTGCACTTGCATTATACGGGGCTAGAGGTAAAGCGGTCGATTTCGTAATGACCTATACAGTAAATTAAAAAGGAGGGAATCTAAATGGCTAAATATTACGGTTATTGCTACGACGATAAAGGTCTATTCACAGAGATTATTCCTCTAGAAGAGAAACCAATCTATGAGAAACAAACTTTATACAGAGAAGAAACAAAAGAAATCGTAACGGAAGAGAAACTTTGTGAGCTTCACCAATCAGTTGCGGACGGAACTTACAACCATCCTGAAGATGTAGAAGAACCGATCAGCAAATTCGATTGTCCTAACTGTGTAATGCGAAATGTAGAATATGAACCTATTAAAGTACCTTATGAAGTAGATGTCATTATAGGATACGAACCTGACATTCCACCTAATTGTACTTTAGAAGTTTGCCCTGACGGTATTTATTATCCTATATGTGTGGAAGGTAAATGGGTGAAAACGGTAGAACCACAACCAGAAGAGCCGCGACCTGAGGAACCTTCAGAAGTAGACAAGCTTAAAAAAACACTGGAATTAATGCAGCAAGCTATGGATGAAATTATTATGAATAATCCGGGTAAAGAAGAATTTAAAACACTGAACGAGCAACAAGCGCTGATTCAAAAGGCTGTAGATGAATTGATTTTCGAGACTATGAAAGTTCCGGAAGAATAAAAAGGAGGTGATGAAAAGTGGCTGAGTATATGGCACAACGTGTAATCGATGAAATTTATACGTATACGGTTGTTATTATAAAGATGAAGGTGTACAAAGAAAGAATTGATAAATATTTAACTGACAATGGAAGAGCAGATTTAATTACGGATAGCGCACAATAGTGGGCTTTTTATTTTGAATAAAATACAACTTATATGACCAAGAGGGGCGATTTCGCTTCTCTTTTTCTTTTGGGGAGATGAGAACAATGGAGGATGCAATTTTCAATTCAATGATGCAACAAGGAGCATTCGCAGCATTATTCGTGTGGATGCTTTTTACTACGCAAAAAAAGAATGAACAGCGTGAAGAACAGTATCAAAAGGTCATTGAAAAGAATCAGGGTGTAATTGAAGAACA